ATTAAGTGAAAGAAGTAAAAATAACAAATATAGACTGGGGAAAAAAGACACCGATGAAACCAAACTAAAAAAAATCTTTGGCTAAGATTGGTAAACCCAGTAATGCAATTGGTAACATTCAACCAAAAACTTCATGTGTTCTTTGTAAACACATAACAACCACAAGTAATATCAAAAGACATTACTATTATTATCACAACAACGAAATGGAGTTTAATATATGTCTCCCACAATCTCGGAATTTAAGGCGCAACTAAAACAAGGCGGCGCTCGCTCAAATCAGTTCACTGCTGAACTCACCTTTCCCGCCGTGGCAGCAGCCGCTGGAATAACTCGAATTGCTAGTTTTCTTGTTATTGCTTCGTCGCTACCCGCAGTTACAATCGGCAATCTGAATGTCGCATATCGCGGTCGCCCTGTCAATTTTGCGGGCGAGCGTGAATTTGCTCCATGGAATGTAACCGTATTGAATGACGGGGATTTTGTTATTCGTAATGCCTTTGAGCGTTGGAGTAATGCTATTGCAAACTTTGATGCTACAAATGGTATTTCCAATCCAGCCCAGTATCAAACCGATATGCGTATCATTCAAAAAGACCGTAATGATAACAAATTGAAGTCTTACAAGTTTTTCGATTGTTATCCTGCGGACATTGGTCAAATTGCAGTTTCTTATGACAATCCCCAAATTCAAACGTTTGACGTGACGTTCCAATACAATTTCTATCGCCCAGAAGATATTGCTGGCCAGGTAGCCTAATTATTCGGTGGTTGTGTAATAGCAACCACCGTACTTTACAATGTTGTTTCTCAAGGATAATACGTGAACATCTTCGGATTTAATATCAACTATAAGAAGAAACAAGACCAAGCGCCGTCTGTCATTATTCCAATGGCCGATGATGGTTCTACTGTTATCTCTACTTCCGCCGCGGCCTACTATAGTCAAGTCGTGGACATGGATACATCTATCAAGAATGAGAATGACCTTATTCGAAGATATAGAGAAATATCCCATCATCCAGAATGTGATGCTGCCATCGAAGAAATCACTAACGAAGCCGTTTGTATTGATGAAGAGGGCGAAGTTTGCAAACTAAACCTCGAAAAGCTTAAAGTATCCGACTCTATTAAGAAAAAGATACAGGAAGAGTTTCAAGAAATCAAGTATATTATGGATTTTGATTGTAAAGCTCATGATTACTTTCGCAACTGGTATGTGGATGGTAGGCAATACTACATCATAACATTAGACCCAGAAAATCCAAAAGCTGGAATCCAGAAAATCGACTATGTGGATTCCCGAAAAATTCGTAAAGTTAAACGAATTGAAAAGAAAAAAGACGTTACAACTGGAGTGGATGTTATCACTAAAGTTGAAGAGTTTTTTATCTATAACGAACGAGGAGTACAACCTACCTCAGTTCAAGGCATTCGTTTATCTGTAGACTCGGTAATTTATGTGCCGTCGGGATTGTTCGACCAAAATTCCCAGTTAATGTTTAGCTATCTCCATAAGGCAGTTAAACCTGTTAACCAATTAAAGATGCTTGAGGACGCCACGGTAGTATATCGTATTGCCCGCGCCCCCGAACGTAGAGTATTCTATATTGATGTTGGTAACCTTCCGAGAGTCAAAGCGGAACAATATGTTACTGATATCATGAATAAATATAAGAACAAGATTGTTTATGATGCTTCCACGGGCGAAGTCAGGGATGACCGTAAATTTCAATCAATGATTGAAGACTATTGGATGCCTAGACGTGAAGGAGGTAAAGGAACAGAAATTACCACACTTACTGGTGGTCAAAATCTTTCACAGATTGAAGATGTTAATTACTTTCAACAGAAGGTATATCAATCTCTTAACGTACCCATTAGTCGGTTACTACCCGGGCAAAACTTTTCACTGGGTCGCTCTAATGAAATTACCCGTGATGAATTAAAGTTTCATAAGTTTGTTAATCGTCTTCGTAATAAATTTGGCCAGGTATTGGTTGATGCTCTAAAGGTTCAATTGATTGCCAAGAATATTGTTGCATCTGATGATTGGGTGGAAGTTGAGAAGGCAATTTCAATTAACTTTGTGGATGACAACAATTTTGTAGAACTTCGGGATTCAGAACTCATGATGGGTCGGCTCCAAATGCTTCAACAAGTTGACACCTATGTCGGTCGGTATTTCAGTGATGTATATGTAAAACGCGAAATATTGAAACAGACTGAGGAAGAAATCGCACAAATCGAAAAAGAAATTTCTGAAATGCCGACACCCGAACCCCAAGGTGGTTTTGACGGCAAATCAATGGAAGCAGAAGCTCCTCAAGCACTACCGGGAGCAGAAGAATTACCAGCACAACCCCAAGCACAAAAACCAAATCAGCCCGGCGCAACACAAAAAAAGGCCGATAAGAAGGAACAGAAATGAAAGAAAATATTAAAGAATTGATTTATTCTATTGCCTCTGGTGATGCTGTTCGAGGTGAAGATTTGTTTAATGAAATTATGGCATCTAAGGCTGCTGCCGCGGTAGATGATATGCAAATCGCTGTTGCTCAATCAATGTTCAATGAGCCAATGGATGAAGATGCATATGCGGATTTTATCGCCAAAGGTGGTAAAGTTAAAGAAGGTAAGCCCAAAGGTAAAGCTAAGTTCGGTGCAATGAATAAGGACGTGGCCAAGCGTATGGGTGCCAAACTCGAAGATGTTGAAGTTCCCGAAACGAAATAACAGAAACATTCAATGTACATTCCATTTAATGCATATGGCTTCAATGCCACATTTTCCGATGGTAGCCTCTATATCAATAGACGGTACATTGGAGAATTGTCTGGTTTAAAGGAAGCCAAAGAGTTTTGTTATGGTCTTTATCTTTCGGGTGAATTGGAAGTATTCGAAGAAGAGAAGACAACAATCACCTCTAGAGATATTGCACTTGCATTAAATGAGTCTTCTGAATTTTCTAAAGTAACTGAAACATTGGTTGAAGACTTTAAGTATATGGTAGAAACAAAACATTACTTTCCCTCAGATACACTGATAACACTCAGGGAAAGTAATGGATTGGATTATTTCAATAAAATAGACTATGTTCTTCGTGATAATAGTAATGTTTTATTGGACGTGGACACAAACAAGAAACTAAATAACTTTGTAAAGTTAGATGAAACGAATACGTTATTGGAACATATGCTAAAGAATAGTGAATGTTTCATTTCAGTGGTCGCCCGTCTATTAGAGGAAACAGATGCCAACAAATAAAAGAATGCTCAAATTAACCAACACAGAAGCCATTATTAAGATTGATGGCAATGTTGGTAATACAACTATCGACCTAGACGTTGACCTTCGCGGACCGTTTGAAAACATCAGTGAAACTACTCCTCCGTCGGTATCTATTTCGATGATGGTTGTTTCTGGTAAGCCTACTGGTGTTATTTCAATCTCTAGAAACAATGAAGTCCTTTATAATCTTTCTGTTGACTCTTGTGCTGTGGTTGACCTGCAATCACTTGGTCCCTTGAGTGATACCACTTGGTCCACATATGATATTGTGGTAGATTTGACTGCGGCGGATTGTGAAGTCATTCTAAAACTCCGCAAGCTGGCTGGATACTTAACAAGATACAACGCGACGGGTACTGGTGTTTATGAAAATCCCGGTGCACCTAACGAATAAGAGATAAAAATGATTTTTCTATTAGACGGATATGACCCACAATCAAATGGTGTAAAATGTTTGACCGAAGCAACTGCTACCGGCGAAAAGAACTATTACATCGAAGGTGTGTTTGCCCAAGCCAATAAAGTTAATCGCAATGGTCGTGATTATCCAAAGAGTGTTTTGGAAAAAGCTTTGACCAAATTCCAACCAATGGTTGAGGCCAAGCGGGCACTTGGTGAACTCAATCATCCACCACATCCAAACATTAACCCAGAACGTGCTAGTCACTTGATACAGAAACTTGAGTGGAATGACAATAACGTTATGGGTCGTGCAAAGGTACTTACTTCATTGCCAATGGGAAAAATTGCAAAAGGACTTATTGATGAAGGAGTATCATTCGGTGTATCGACCCGCGGTATGGGGTCTATCAAAGAAGGAACAGGAGTAAAAATTGTTCAAGATGATTATGTATTGAATACTGTTGACCTTGTTAGTGACCCATCGGGCATTGATTGTTGGGTCGAAGGTATACTTGAAGGAAGAGAATGGACTTTTGATGCTGCCTCTGGAACTTGGATTATAGCAGAAAAAATCCAGTCTCAAATGAAAAAAATGTCTGCAAAACAGTTATCCGAGCAAAAAGCAATGCTATTTGGCAAGTTTTTATCGCAAATTAAGTAATTTAGAAAATTAATTTAATATAAATAATATTGAGTTGATTATAATAACTAGACAATAGGAGACAATAAATGTCTGTTGAAGCCACAATCAAGAACCTGCTTGCCGAAAGCCGCAAGCTAAAAGAAAGTATGGACGATTCAGTGTCCGAAGAAAATGTTGTTACCAAAAACGCAACTGCACCGGAAGGAAAAGAAACGCTGGATGCTAAAGGTAGTCCGTCTGATGGTAGTGGTGACAACGAAGACAACAAGCGCAATAATGTTGTAACGCAAAAGGCAGCCGAGGGTGGTACATCCAAGACAGCCAATGCTGCAACTGCCGGCGCAACTGCACCTGAAGGCATGGAAAAAATCAAAGAAGAAGAACAAGTCGAATTTGATATGTCTCAGGATGTGGAAGCACTTTTCGACGGTGAAGAAGGTCTTACCGAAGAATTCAAGAACAAAGCAGAAACTATCTTTGAAGCGGCTGTTGTTTCCCGTGTAAAAACGGAAGTGGCTCGCCTCGAAGAGGAATTTGAGCAACGCCTAGATGAAAAGTTTGAAGAAATTGCTGAAGGGTTGGTTGAACACGTTGATGGATACCTCAATCTTATGGTTGAGCAGTGGATGGAAAATAATGAGGTTGCCCTTGAGTCAGGCCTGAAATCCGAAGTTCTCGAAGGTTTTGTAGCTGGTCTGAAAAATCTTTTCCAAGAGCATTATATTGAAGTGCCCGACGAAAAGTATGACGTTATCGGTGCGATGGAAGAAAAGATTGAAGAACTTACCGCTAAAGTAAATGAAACTACGGAAAAGAACGTTGAACTTCACCGCGAACTTTCCGAGCGTGTAAAATCTGAAATCATCTCCGAACATTGTGAAGGTCTGTCCGATATCGAAACAGAAAAGTTTACATCACTTGCTGAGGAACTAACGTTCGAAGGTCCGGAATCTTTCGCTGGAAAGCTCCAAACAATCCGCGAAAGCTATTTCAAGAAGTCGGTGAAGAAGGACATTCCCTCAATTATCACCGAGGAAACCGTTATTGAAGAAGAAAAACAAGTCCCTGCTAATATGAAGCACTACGTAACTGCATTAACACAATCTCTGAAATAATCAGAGTAACCACAAGAAAGAGGATTACACAAATGGCTATTGACCGTCAAGCCCTATTAAAGAAATGGGCTCCTGTTCTGGAACACGAAGGTCTTGCTCCTATTAGAGACCAACACCGTAAGGAATGTACCGCTATTCTTCTTGAGAACCAAGAAGTTGAAATGCGTAAAGCTTCCGGTATTCTTAACGAAGATGCACCAGTTAACGCAACTGGTAGTTTCCCCGACGCTGGTGGCGTTGCTAAGTTCGACCCCGTCCTTATCAGCCTTGTCCGCCGTTCTATGCCCCAGCTTATCGCTTATGATATCTGTG